CCGAAGAGGACTACCAGCGCAAGCGTGCCGAGATCGTCCGCCGCTACAACCAGGAGATCCTGGAGACCCAGCTGGAACCCTATCAGAAAGGCGTCGAGAACACGAAGAAGTACCTGGACCAGGCTTCATCCTTCCTGGATGCCCTTCAGGAAGCCGCGGCGACCTCCCTGGAGGCCCGGATGCAGGCTGAACTGACCGCTGCCGGCGACAATGCCGAACGGAGGGAAGAGATCGAGGCCGAATATGAGCAGAAGAAGCTGGACCTCCAGAAACGGTATGCCACCATCAACATGGGTATCGAGATAGCGAAGACCATCGCTGCCGGCGCCCTGTCGGTGATGCAGGGATTCGCGGAACTTGGCCCCATCGGCGGTGCCGCCTTCGCCGCCCTGATCGCAGCGACGACCGCCGCCCAGGTGGCCGTCATCATCGCCCAGCGGAACGCCATCATGGCTTCATCCGTCGATTCCTCCAGAAGCGCCGCTTCCTCCGAGGTCGGACAGCGGGTAGTCACCGGCTATTCCGGAGGCGGATATACCGAGAAACGGCCGAATGACTACCAGGAGGTCGGCGTGGTCCATGCCAATGAATGGGTGGCTCCGGCTGCCATGGTCCGGGCCAACCCGGTCGTGTTCGCCTCCCTCGAGAACATCCGACGCTCCGGGAACTACCGATCCGGAATCAACGGATTCGCAGACGGCGGATCCACGACTCCGGACGGCGTGCCGGCACAGATCCAGCCCGGCGTGGACTCCGAGCTGCTGCAGCAGACCTGCACCCTGATCCAGAAGCTGCTGGACTCCCTGCCCTTCCCCGCCTATGTGGTCCTGTCGGAACTCAATGCCAAGACTGAACTGGAGTCCACCATCAAAAGCATCGTCGGGAAATGAAACTGAAAGTGGAAAAGGGTGAGCTGATCCTTCCGGAAGGATTCAGCTTCGAGATAGAACAGAACAGCGCCTTCTTTTCCGAGAACGGCGCCGCTTCCGTGGCTGCCACCATCCCGGCGACCCCGGCCGACCTGGAAAAGCTCGGGCATCCGACACGGATCGCCCGGAGGGAACGCTTCGTGAACCTGTTCCCTGCCATCCTTTCACACGGTGCCTTCCAGAAGAAAGGGACGCTGGTGGTGAACTCCGTTTCGGATGATGGTATCACTTGTGCCATCGCCCTGGAAGACTCGGACTTCTATTCCAAGCACAAGGACACCAACCTGAAGGAACTGTTCGCCGCCAAGGTGAAGACCGACTACTCCACCCCTGCAGCCTGGTACGCCTGGCTATTCGGAGTCTATGACGGTTCCGTGGCCAGCGACGAATTCCGCGTCATCCCCGTGGCCGTCAACTACAGCGACGGCGAGTACCAGGTAAACAACGAACCCATATATCCGGGTGAAGGCGCCGGCATCTGGGAGCTGCAGCACGATGTCCGTATCGTCAAGGAAGGCGATGCCGAGGTGTCCGTTCCGGAAGGCTACGGAATGGCCCCATTCTACCTGTTGTACCGGTTCTTCGAGGACCTGTTCTCCCTCTGCGGATACACCGTCGGCGAGAACTGCTTCAGGGCGAAGGACCGGCTGAACCGGCTGCTTCTCCTTCACAACTGTTCCGATGTTATCTGCAAGGGAAGGATCGACTGTTCCGACCTGGTGCCGAACAAATCCGTCTCCGAGATCCTGGAATGGATGCTGCACCGGTTCCACGCCCAGGTGATCGTCCATCCGACGGATGCGACGGTCGATATCGTCCTGCTGGAAGACATCCTGTCGGCCGGATGCGACCTGGACC